ATGAGCGCCCTGGCCAGACGCAACCTGCTGGCGGCCGTGATCGAAGCGAACGATCCCGTCGCAGCCGATTCGGCCCGTGTCGTGCCCGAGGGCGCCCGCAAGGTGAAGGTGGGCGCTGCCGTGCTTGGCTATCGGAAGCGGCGGGGGCGGGGCTCCATTGCAACGATTCGACTCCGCGAGATCGAGCGCATCATCAGCCTGCGTTACGGCCCTGGCGGCTGCGACACCGACGATGGCGGGGCCTATGCCATCCTGGCCGGGCATTGCCTCATTCCGCGCCTGCTTGAGAGGCACGCCGGGCGGGCGGATGTCTTGACCATGGTGGTGGATCGCTTCACCGCCTGGTGCACGCGCTATGTCCCCGAGCTGGACCCCGGCGAGGTGGTGCGCATCGCAGGCAGCGCCTTTAGGGAACCCCGTCAGTTTCGGGCGGACAGCGCGGCCCGGCTCATCCGCTTGACCATGGCGGAGCGGACCGCGGCGCGGGTGAGCACCGTCGGCGCCATCGACTGTGACGCGGCCGGGAGGAAGGAACTCAGCCGGGAAGCCCATCGGGTGCGCAGTCGCGAGCACATGGCCGAGAAGCGGCGTGCCGCTGGTGCCCGGACGCGGGAGGAGGTGCAGGCGAACTCAGTGGCCGCCCGCTGCCGGGCGATGGGGATCAGCCGGGCGACCTATTACCGCCGCCTGAAGGCCGGCCAGATCGAGGCTGAGGCCCCGCGAGACACCAGCGTTGCGGCCCATAATAAAGGGAATCACGGGGAGAAACGCGAGTGTCTCATCCCTCCAGCGGCGAAGCCGCAACCCCCATCTCGAAGAGAGCCCTTCCGGTACTACCCGGCGCCCTCGGCTCGTCCCGCCGTCCCTGAACCCGAGCCCGCAGGGCGAAGGGCCTCCCTGGTGGCCCGGCGCGACGCTCCTCCAGGGAGAGACATCCCAGGGGAGATGTCCGATCGGCTCTACCGCCTCACCTACCTGCGAGCCTTCACGGGGGCGCTGTCATGACCCAAGCCGACCTCTCCTCTGATCTGATTTTCGGAGCCCGTGCGATTGCGAAGGTGTTGGGGACGTCGAGACAACGAATCTACCGTCTCGCGAAGGCAAAGCGGCTTCCGGTTTTCTTTACGGGAAATGCTCTTTGCGCCCGGGTCTCAGTTCTGAAGCTCTGGATTGAACTTCAGGAACGGCAGAACAGCGCCCGGGCGCGGGAATGTTGTGACACCCCGATTCCCTCGGGCGAGGCGTCTCCCTCATAACGGAGAAATGCTGAATCGCATCCGGAAAATATTCGAGCGCAAGTCGCTTTCCGCACCCGACGCGGACCTGCTGGCGCTGTTCGGCGCCTCCGGCCCGACCGCCGCGGGCGTGAACGTCGGGCCGTCGAGCGCGCTCCAGGTTCCGGCGGTGGCCTGTGCGGTCCGGGCCATCTCGGAAGCCTGCGCCACTCTCGACGTGAAGGTGGTGCGCGGCACGGAAGAGGTTCCCGATCATCCGGTGGCGGTGCTGCTGCGCGGCGACGTGAACGACTGGACGGACGGCTTCACCTTCGTCCGCGACCTGGTGGCCCAGGCGCTGATGTTCGACCAGGGCGGCTTGGCCTGGGTGAACCGCGTCGGCGGGCGCCCGATGGAGATCGTCCATTACCAGCCGGGCAACCTCACCGCCGAGTATGCCGCCGACGGTTCCGGCGAGCCGGCCTATCGGCTTCTGGGGCGCCCGCTGCCGGCCGGCGACGTGATCCACCTCCGCAGCCCGTTCGGCCGTGCCCCGGTGAACCTCGCCCGCGAGAGCATCGGCCTCTCGACCGTGCTGGAGCGGCACGCGAGCGCTCTCTTCGGCAAGGGCGGCCGGCCGAATGCACTGGTCTCCTACAAGGATCGGATGCAGCCCGAGGCGGTGAAGAACAGCGCCGCGGCCTTCACGGCCATGCTGGCGAGCGAGAAGACCGGCGGTGTCGCGCATCTCGACAATGGCGCGACCTATACGCCCTTGGTGATGACGAGCGTGGACAGCCAGTTCATCGAGCTGACGCGCTTCCAGGTTCTCCAGATCGCCCGCGCCTTCCGCGTTCCGGTATCGATGTTGATGAGCTTGGAGCGTACCACCTGGTCCAACGGCGAGCAGCAGGGCAAGGAATTTTTGACCTATTGCCTGGAGCCCTGGCTGCGCGCGCTGGAAGGCGCCCTGCGTCGCGCGCTGCTCTCGCCGGAGGAGCGGGCGGCCGGCTCGCGCATCATCTTCGACCGCGACGACTTGACCCGTGCCGACATCGGCGCGCGGGCGACGGCGTACAGCAGCCTGATTGCGGCTCGCGTCGTCAATCCGAACGAGTGTCGCGTTTGGGAGGGGCTTCCGGCCTATCCCGAGGGCGACCAGTTCATCAACCCGGCCATCTCCCCCACCTCTGCGCCCGGTGCCGCTGCCCCGCAGGAGAACGGCGGACGGCCGCCTGCCAATGAAGCGGAGCAGCCCTGATGGAGCGCCTTTTCCTCGAAACGAAGTTCGTCGCCGACGACGCGGGCACCGTGACCGGCATCGCATGGCCAGCGGCCGGACCCGACCGCACCGGCGACGTGGTGGAGAAGAGCGCGCTTCAGGGTGTGGCGGGCAAGACCATCCCCATGCTGTGGGCGCACGACCAGCGCGACACCATCGGGGTGTGGGAGCATCTCGCGGCCACCGAGAAGGGGCTTGAGGTGCGCGGCCGGTTGCTCCTTGCCGAGGTTGGCCGCGCCCGCGAGGTGCACGCCCTGGCCAAGGCCGGGGCCGTCGCCGGCCTCTCCATGGGCTTCATGATCAAGAAGGCCGTGCCCCGCCGGGGCGGGGGCCGCTCGATCAGCGAAATCGACCTGGTGGAAATCAGCATCGTGGCCGCGCCCGCACACCCCGGCGCCCGGCTCACCAGCGTCAAGGGTGTGGAGAATCCCGACATGACCGAGACCACCACGGCGGACCCGACGCCGGAAGAGAAGGCGCCCACCGTGGACGTGGGCGCCGCCGTCACCAAGGCGCTGGAGCCGGTGCAGAAGGGCCTCACCGACCGCCTGGACAAGTTGGAGGCGAAGCTGAATCGCCCCGGCATCGTGTCCGCGGACAACCTCGGCTCGCGCACCCCGGAACAGAAGGCCTTCGAGACCTTCCTGCGGAAGGGCGAGGCCCTCGTGCCCGAAATGGAGCGCAAAGCCCTGGTGGTGGCAAACGACGCCAGCGCCGGCTACCTGGTGGCGCCGGAGCCGCTGGCGGCGGAGATCCTGAAGAAGGTGGAGCTGCTGTCCCCGGTGCGCCAGTTCGCGCGCGTGGCGGGCCTGTCCTCCGGCGGCATCACCATCCCCCGAGAGACCTCCGCGCCGACCGCCGATTGGGTGGAGGAGACCGAGGACCGGCCGGAGACCACGGCGGCCTATGGGCAGCAGACCATCAACGTGCACGAGGCGGCGTGCTGGATCGACATCAGCCAGCGCCTGCTGGAGGATGCCGCGTTCGACATCGAGGCGGAGATCACGGGCCGGATCGGCACCGCCTTCGCCAAGCTGGAAAGCGCAGCCTTCGTGTCCGGCAACGGGGTGGGCAAGCCCGCCGGCTTCATGCTCGATCCCGCCGTTCTGGACGTGCCCAGCGGCCATGCCTCCGCGCTCCAGGCCGATGGCCTGATCGACCTCTATCACGCCATCCCGAGCGCCTATGTCGGCTCCGCGGTGTGGGGCATGAACCGCAAGACCATGGCGGCGTGCCGCAAGCTGAAGGCCACCGATGGCCATTACCTGTGGTCGGACAGCCTCCAGGCCGGCAACCCTCCCACCATCCTGGGGCGCCCGGTGATCGAGTTCCCGGACCTCGCGGACGTGGGCGCCAACACCCGCCCCATCGTCTTCGGCGATTTCAACACGGCCTATCGGATCTTCGACCGGGTGGGCCTGTCCATCCTCCGCGACCCGTATTCGCAGGCCACGAAGGGCATCGTTCGCCTCCATGCCCGCCGCCGGGTGGGTGGAGCCGTGGTGATGGGCGAAGCGCTCAACACCATGAAGATCGCCACCAGCGTCTGAGGACTGACCCATGCGCGACCTGAAGAACAACATCGGTGTGGTGCAGGCCATCGGCCCTGCGGTGCAGGCGGCCACCGTCACCGGAGCGGCCCTCGACCTGAAGGGCTTTGGCTCCGCGGTGCTGGTGGTGGACACCGGCACCATCGTCTCGGCTGGCGACTTCACCATGAAGCTCCAGGAGAGCGACACGACTACCTCGGGCGATTTCACCGACGTGGCGGCGGCGCACCTCCACGGCGCCTTCCCGGCGAGCCTTGCGGCCGATGCCGTGGTGAAGGTCGGCTATGCCGGCTTCAAGCGCTACGTGCGCGCCGTCCTGACGAAGAACGGCGGCACCTCCATCGCAGCCGGCGCTGTGCTGGTGAAGGGCCGTCCCGAGAGCGTCCCCGTTTCCTGAGCTTGGGGCGCCAGGCATTGAGGGCCTGTAGCGGCCGGCCCAACAGCGGAAAGTCCGTCTCCCCGGCGCCCACCGGCTTCGGCCGGCGAATGGAGGGGACAAGACGGGCAAGGTCGCGAGCACCAGCGGTTGGACTTTCACCGCCAAGGGCTCACAGGGGGCGGAGCGAACTCCCTCCGCTCCGCCCCCACCGAACAAAGGATGAACCGTCCATGCCTCGCCACGTTCCTCGCATCTGCGGCTGCGGCTTCAAGGTCGCCCATGGCGAGCTGTGCCCGTGCCAGCGCAAGCGCAAGGCGGAGGCGGACAAGCGCCGGCCCGGCGCCCGGGAGCGGGGCTACAGCCCCGAATGGGAGAAGGAGGCGAAGGCCTTCCTCAGGGCCCATCCGAAGTGCGTGCGGTGCGGTGCGCCGTCGGCGGTGGTGGACCATGTCAAGCCGCACCGCGGCGACATGAAGGTCTTCTGGAGCCGAAGCAATTGGCAGCCGCTCTGCACGGCCTGCCACGCCCGCTGGAAGCAAGCCCGCGAGCGGAGGGCCTCGGCGTGACCGACACCACCGATATCCTGTCCCTCGCCGACCTGAAGGCCCACCTCGGCGTCACCATCGCCGAGGATGACGCGCTGCTGCGGAGCCATCTGGAGGCGGCCCGCGGCTTCGTCGAGGGCTGGTGCGGTCCGCTGGACGACATGGAAGACGGCGTGCCCGCGGGGCTGGTGCACGCCCTGAAGGAGACTGTCCGCTTCTTCTACGACGCCCGCGACCCGGACAAGCCGGCGCTCTACGAGCCGCCGCCCGGGGTGTTCTCGCTGCTGAACCCCTATCGCAAATGGAGCTTCGGCGCATGACGAAGAGCCAGGGGCTCGCGAAGCTCAACAAGCGCCTGAGCGCCATTCCGAAGGCGGCCCGCGCGGCGGTGCAGCCGGCGCTCATGAAGGCCGGCAACACGCTGGCGAACGACATGCGCAACCTTGCGCCGGAGAAGAGCCGCGACCTGAAGGACAGCATCGCCGTGACGCCTGGAGGCGCGAGCACCCCACCCTATTCGCAGCCGGGCGGCGCTGTGGTGGTGCCCGAGCTCCAGGTGCTGGTGACGGCCGGAAACGCCCAGGTGCGCTACGCCCACCTCGTCGAGTTCGGCACGAAGCCGCATGAGAACGCCGGCCTGTTCCCGGGCACGCAGCACCCCGGGACGAAACCCCAGGCCTTCTTCTGGCCCGCGTTCCGCTTGGCCCGGAAGAGGCTCACCAGCGCGATCCGTCGCGCCATTTCCAAAGCCGTGAAGGAGGCGAAATGACGAGCCTGATGGATGGCCGCATGGAGATCACTCTGGCGGGCCATCCCGCCACGCTGGTGCCGACCCTCGGCGCGGCGATGGAGCTGTGCCGGCGGCACGGCAGCTTCATGGCGCTGCTGAGCAAGCTCGCCGACCTCGACCTGAACGCGGCCATCGACGTGGTGCGCCTCGGGCTGGGACGGCCGGAGAGCGAGCATGGCCTGTTGGCGCAGCAGGTGTTCGAGGGCGGTCTGACGGACCTCATGCCCCACCTCTCCGCCTACGTCTTCACCCTCGCCAACGGCGGGCGGCCCCGGAAGGACGAAGGGGGCGACGATGACGCCAGCCCTTTCGTCGGGTGAGCCATGAAGAGCAGTTCGCTTGGCTCTTCCAGCATGCCACCGGCTGGCTCGGTTGGAACCCGGGCGAAGCGCTCGCGGCCCCGATCCCGATGATTGAAGCCGCCATCGAAGGCCGCGTGGAGCTGCTCCAGGCCATCTTCGGCGGCGGCAAGACGAAGCCCAAAGCAACGCACCCCCTCACACCCGCCGCCTTCGACGTGGTGTTCGCAAAGCAACGGAGCAAGTAATGTCCCTGTTTCTCACCAATGGAGCGAAGGTCTCCATCGGCCCTGTCAAGCGTTTCACCGGAACGGACTGGGCCGCCTCCGACTTCACGTCCGTGACGTGGAAGGAGATCAAGGAAACCATGTCCCTCGGCTCGGTGGGCGACACCGCCGAGCTGGTGACTGTGAAGACCCTCGGCCGGCCCCGTGTCGGCAAGCTCAAGGGCACCGTCAATGCCGGCTCGGTCGAGCTGTCCGCCGTCACCGACTATGCCGACGAAGGCCAGCTCGCGGTTCGCTCTGCCGCCACGGATGACGAAGACTATGCCTTCAAGATCGAGTTTTCCGACAAGCCGGCCGGCGGCACGAACAGCATCCGCTACTTCACCGCTTTGGTGATGTCCGCGCAGGACCAGGTGGACGAGGCCGACAACGTGCTCAAGCTGGTCGCCACGCTGGAGATCGACAGCAACGTGGTGGTGGTGCACGCCGCGCCGGCCGGGCCTTGAGGCATAGCCGATGAGCCCTGACCTCGCCCTTCAGAAGGCCTTGCTGGCGCGGCTGGCGTCCACCTCGGACGTGGTCGCGCTGGTGCCAGCCGCGAACATGGTGGACGGGTGGGCGCTCCCGCAGCGCTTCCCCTCGATCATGTTCGGTGAAGGGCAGGTCGTGAGGGAGCCTCACACCCTGATGGCCCGACACCGGCGCGTCTATGCCGACCTCCACGTCTGGACCAAGGCCATGCCCACGGCTCGTGCCATCGCCGGTGCGATCACAGCGGCGGTGGAGGGGTCGCCCGTCCACCTCGACGGCGGGCACCGCGCCGTCTCCACCGTCGTCGCCTCCTCCCGCTTCCTTCGAGACCCGGACGGCGAGACCTCTCACGGCGTCGTCACCATCTCCTGTCTGATGGAGCCTGCCCCATGAGCAGCCTGGACCGTGTCATCACCCTCCAGCGCCGCACCGAGACGAAGGATGACCTCGGCGTGGTGAGTGAGGCATGGGCTCCCATCGGCACGCTGCGCGCATCGCTGGTGCAGGAAGAGGACACCGAGGACCTGAAGCCCTCCGGCCTCCAGGCTGACGGCTCTGTCACGTTCCGCACCCGCTGGCTCGGCGGCCTCACCGTGCGGGACCGCCTCCTCTACGACGGTGCGCCCCATGACATCCTCGTCCTCAGGGAGATCGGCCGGCGGCGCGGCCTGGAGATCAGGGCCATCGCGCGAGGGCAGGCATGACGCCCGCCAGCGGCCACGGCAGGCGACGGGCGGGGCCACCCCGGGGGTGGTTTCCGACTTCATCCCATCGTCAGAGGACCGGCGGGGATCCACCGCACGGGATTTTTCCTATCGCGATACCAATTTGACGAGGTGAAGCTGTGACCGGTGGCGTGAGGCCTGCACTGAAGGCGATCGAGGGAGGGCTGAAGCGGGTACCGGCCCCGCCTCGGACCGTTCCGAAGGACATGCACGGCGAGTGGAAGGTGCTCGCCGCCGACCTCACCGGGCGCGGCCTGCTCACCACTGCGATGCTCTCGGTCCTGGAGACCTATCTCGGCGCCGTCTGGCTGGCGCGCGAATGCCGGGCCGCGCTGGCGGCTGACGGGGTAGTGGTGCGCGGCGCCGCGGGACTGCCAAAGCCCCACCCCGCGGGAGCGATGCTGAAGAACGCGAACGAGACCATCGCCCGGCTGGCGGAGGAACTGGGCATCACGCCGTCGTCACGGGCGCGACCCGGCATCCGGGGACAGGAGAAGCGCGCCGATGATGCAGCCGACCCGCTGGGAGAGTTCGATGTCTGATCCCGCGCTCTCCTGGCTGTGGGACGACTCCCCCATCGACGATCCCATGGGATATGGCGACCGGGCGGTGCGCTTCCTGCGCGCCCTGCGGCATCCCAAGTCCCGGCTGCCGCAGCAGGCCTTCCAGCTCGACCCGCCCTTCGAGCGTTTGGTGCGCCGGATCTATGGTCCCGTGGATGGGCACGGCCGGCGCCTGGTGCGCACCGTCTATCTGCAGGTGGGCAAGGGCAGCCGGAAGACCTCGCTCGCGGCCGGCCTCGCCCTGCTCCACACTTACGGCCCCGAGCGCGTCCCGCGCGGGCAGAACTTCGTGGTGGCGGCGGACAAGGCGCAGGCCCGCGTCGCCTTCGAGGAAGCCATGGGGATCGTGGAGGCCATGCCGACGCTGGCCGGCGCCTCGCGGCCGGTGGACAGCAAGAACCGCCTCACCCATCCCAAGTCCGGCTCGTTCTTCGAGGCCATCGCCTCAGACGGCGCACGGGCCCACGCTCGAACGCCCACCTTCACCCTGGTGGATGAGCTGTGGGCGCACAAGAAGGCGGAGCTCTGGCAGGCCATGCGGCTCGGCGCGAGCAAGGTTCCCGGCTCGCTCGTCATCGTCGCCACCACCGCCGGCCGGGGCCAGGAGAGCCCGGACTTCCCGGTCTACGAATACGCGAGGAAGGTGCAGGCGGGCGACGTGATCGATCCCACCTTCCTGCCGGTGGTGTTCGAAGCGGACCGAGACTGCGATTGGACCGACGAAGAGGTGTGGGCCTCGGTCCTGCCCGGGCTCGGCTACGGCTATCCCGACCTTGCCAGCCTGCGCCAGCTCGCCCGGGAGGCGCAGGAGCGACCCTCCGACCGGGAGGCGTTCCGCCAGTTCTTCCTCGGCATCCGCCTGGAACGGTCCACCTCGCCCTTCGTCGAGATGGGAATCTATGACGAGGGCGCCGAGCCCGTGGACCTGAAGGCCCTGGAAGGCCAGCCGTGCTGGATCGGCGTGGACATGAGCGTCACCACCGACCTCACGGCCGTGGTGGCGTGCTGGCGCGACGGGGAAGACGGCTACATCGTCTGGCCCTTCTTCTTCTGTCCGGAAGAGAAGCTCCAGGCCCGTGCGGATCGGGACGGGGTGCCCTATCCCCGGTGGGCGGAGGACGGCTTCATCACACCCACACCCGGTGCCGTGATCGACTATCGCACCGTGGAGGCCTGCATCCGCGACCTCTGCCAGCGCTTCGCGGTGCAGGAGATCGCCTTCGACAAGGCCTATGCGCAGCCGGTCATGGGGCCTCTCGACGATGACGGGTTGCCGGTGGTGACGCTGCAACTGGGGTGGGTGACGCAGTCACCGGCATTGAACGAAGTGGAGCGCGCCATCATCGCGCGGCGGTTCCGGCATGGCGGGCACCCGGTGCTGCGCTGGTGCTTCGAGAACGTGGCGATCCACACCGACCCGGCCGGCAACCGCACCATGCACAAGGGCAAGAGCAAGGACCGCATCGACGGCGCCTTCGCGACATGGATGGCGGTGAGCCGGGCGGCGGCCGGCGACGGTGGCGGCGCCTTCTCCACGTCGGAAGGCTTCAACAGCATCATGGAGTGGCTCAATGGCTGACGAGGAACGCCTTGTCGTTGCGCTTGAGGCGCGGGTGCGGGATTTCGAGAAGAACATCAACCGAGCTCAGACCGGCATGAACCGCCGTCTGTCGCAGATGGAGGGCCGCGCCCGGCAGTCGGCGGTGCGCCTCCAGACCACCTTCGGCGAGGCTGGCAACGCCCTGAACGGCGCCTTTGCCGCCCTCGGCGGGGCGGGCATCCTGGGAGGCGCCGGGCTCGCCGGCGTCATCACCACCATCAAGACCGCAGCGACCTCCATCGCGGAGCTGCGCGCCGAGGCGCAGAAGGCGGGCGTGAGCTTCGGGCAGTTCCAGGAGCTGAAGTATGCCGCCGAGATGAACAAGGTTTCGGTGGACGCCCTCGCCGACGGCCTGAAGGAGCTTCAGCTTCGCGCCGACGAATTCATCCTGACCGGCAAGGGCAGCTCAGCGGAGGCCTTCCAGCGCCTGGGCTATGGCGCGGAAGACCTGAAGAAGAAACTGGCGGACCCTGCCGCTTTGTTCGAGGAGATCATCGACAAGCTCTCGCGTTTCGACAAGGCGGCGCAGATCCGGCTGGCGGATGAGATCTTCGGCGGCACCGGCGGCGAACAGTTCGTCCGCTTCCTCCAGATGGGGCAAGGCGGAATCGCCCGGATGCGGGATGAGGCTCGCCGCCTCGGTGTCGTGCTCTCCGACGAGGTGGCGAGTAAGGCGGTGGAGATCAACCGCGAGTTCGACAAGCTCTCGGCTCAGATCAGCACCGCCTTGAAGACCGGCGTCATCGAGGGCGCCGACGCGCTCCAGCGCTATAAGGGCGAGATCCTCGCCATCGCAGTGGCGCTTGGCGCTCTCGCGGCGGGGGCGACCCTCGGCCCGCTGGTGGGCTCCATAGCGGCGGCCACAAGCGCGGCGGTCACAGCGGCACGGGGTGTCGCGGGTCTGAACGCCATCATCCTGGCGTTGGCTGCGGCTCAAGGTGCGGCGGCCCTCGCGGCGCGCGGCCTCGCGGCGGCCCTCGCCCTGGTGGGTGGGCCGTGGGGACTGGCCATCGCCGGCATGGTCGCCGGCATCACCTATCTCGCCACGCGGCAGGATCTGGCCAAGGTGGCGGCGGAGAACCACGCCACGGCCCTCAACGAATTGCAGGCGGCAGTCGCTGCCGTGCGGGCTGGGGTGCCTGGTGCGACGGATGCTCTGAAGCGCTTGGCCGATCAGCATACGCAGACTGCCCAGGCCGCCCTTGCCGATGCCCAGGCGGAGTTGGAACACGCCAAAGCCCTCAAGGCGAAGCTCGACGCGGGGCAGATCGGCGCCCATCGGGGCCAGGGCCGACAGACTGAAGCCGACCGAGGCGGGGTACTCGAAAAGGGCGTGACCGATGCCGAAGCCCGCATCGCCGAAGCTCAGAAACGCCTCAAGGAAATCCAGTCTGCAGGTGACGCCACCGCTACCCCGCCCCCTCTGAAGTATGAGGCCCCGGGCTCTCTCGCCACTCCGAAGAGCGGGAAGACGGGGGCTGACGTGGTCAAGCAGTCACAGGAACGGCTGCGCGCCCTGGAGGTGGAGCGCAACGCCATGGGCATGACGGCTTCGGCGGCGGAAAGCTACAAGTTCATGGAGGAGGCCCTTGCCCAGGCCCGCCAGCAGAACATCACCCTGACCCCGGACCAGCTCCAGCAGCTCGGCGCTCTCGCGGCGAAGTATGGCGAGGTACAGGAGGCGATCGACAAGACCAAGAAAGCCCAGGAGCGCCTTGCCGAGACGAAGCAGCTTGTGGGCGGCTTCCTCACCGACATGCGGCAGGGCCTCTCCAACGGCGGCAGCGCGGCCGATGCGTTCGCGAACGCCATGGGCCGGCTGGCAGATCGCATCCTCGACATGCTGCAACAGCAGCTCCTCGACCAGATCTTCGCCGGCATGAAGGGGGCGGGCGGCGGCAACGCAGGCATCGGTGGCCTTCTGGCGGGATTGCTCGGCGGGGCGAGCGGAAAGGCGGTGAGCGTCGGCACCATGCCGGCCACCACCAGCGGAGGAACGACAGCGGCCACCGGCGCCATGAAGGGGCTCGACGAGTTGTTCGCGGCGCGCCTTCAGGCATTCTTCGGCGCAGCGAAGGCGCAGGGCTTCAGCATCGGAATGGGCTCCGGCCCCAATGCCGGGTTTCGGACGGCGGAGGCCCAGGCTCGGCTCTTCGCGGGGTCCGATGGCAGCGGGCGCATGGTCGCCCGCCCCGGCGGCTCGTACCACGAATACGGCCTTGCGGCGGACCTGCAATATGGCAGCGACGGCGCGCGGCAGTGGGCGCAGCAGAACGCCAGCAAGTACGGCCTCAACTACCCCATGGGCTATGAGCCCTGGCATATCGAGCCAGCTGGCGTGCGTCGCGCCGGCAGCGCAGCGGCGGCGGCAGGGGACACCGGATGGCGCAACCAGATGACGCAGTTCGAGTCCTCCGCGGCCGGCTTCAACAAGTCGGTGAATGACGCCACGACTTCCGTTGGGCAGTTCGGCACAGGTCTTCAGGATGCCGGCAATACTGCCACCTCGGCGCTTCAGAACACGGCGAGCGCCTCGCAGACGGCGAGCCCCAGCGTGGCCGGCCTCGGCACCGGCGCGCAGCAGGCCACGGCCGCGACGGGGGAGTTCGCCAGCGGCCTCGGCGATGGTCTCTCACAGATCATGAACGGCATCAGCAAGCTCGCCGGAGGGCTGATGCAGGGGGGCGGAGGATTCCTCTCCAGCCTGCTCGGCGGCGTCGGGCGCGCCACGGGTGGGCGGATCGACGGGCGTGGCGGCGGCAAGCTCTCCGGCCCCGGCGGCCCCACCTCGGACAGCATCCCCATTTGGGGCTCGGATGGCGAATACATGGTCCGGGCCGCTGCGGTGCAGAAGTACGGGGTGGACCTGTTCGAGGCGCTGAACTCGGGACGCATCCCCAGGCTGGCGGAGGGCGGGCCCATCGGTGCGCCGCTGCTTGCTGCCGGTGGCGGCGGCGGTAGCAGGGCGCAGCAGCAGGCCCCGCAGCTCCACTTCCACAATGCACCGCAGGTCCAGGACACCCGCGAGAGCATCGACGAGCAGGGCCGGCCGCGGCTCGACATCTTCTTCCGGGAGCAGACCGTGAAGTCCATGGGCTCGAAGAAGGTGCAGCGGGCGATGCGCCCGCGCATGACCTACACTTGAGGAGCGGACCATGGCAGCACCCATCTGGCCATCCTCCCTTCCGTCGCGGCTCATCAGCGACGGTTTCACCGAGACGCTGCCCGACGGGCGGGCCTTCGCGAAGATGTCGTCCGGCCCCGCCAAGTCGCGGCTACTCACGTCGGCGGCGGTGCGCCCGGTGCAGGGGAGCTTGATCCTCAGCTTCGCCGAGCGCGCCACTCTCGACCGCTTCTGGCTGGAGGATCTCAGGCGCGGCAGCCGGGCCTTCTGGTTCCGGGATCAGTTCCTCGACGGGATGCGCTTCGGCGTGGAGGCCGAAGGGGAGATCGTCGGCGCCTTGGCCGATGCGGATCACACCGTGATCGTCATGGATGCCTGGTGGCTGTGCCGGTTCGGCGAGGGCGGCATCCAATTTTCCGAATGGAGCCCGAAACGCTGGCAGGCGTCCTTCACCCTGGAGGTGCTGCCGTGAGGCTGAAGGCGCGCCGGCGCACGATCCTGATCGAGCATATGGCTCGCGTCATGCGCCACAGCGACCCGACCCCCTTTCGCTTCTATGCGACGCTGCGGACCTGGCTGCGGTCGCATCTCTGCCTCACCGGCTGGCCATGGCGCGACGCTGACCGGGCCGCCGAGGACGTGGTGGATGCCGCGCTCGACCGTATCGGCGCGGTGCGGCCCACATGGAAGCAGGGGCAGCCCGAGTGGACGCAGGACGGAATCGTCGTGGAGCGTCGGGTTTGCTGCATTCAATGCGGTGCTCGGCTTCCTGAAGAGAACTTCAAGTTCTGCTCAATCAATTGCAGTAGGGCGTTTCACCACAGGATCTATAGCCAATTCCGCCGCGAAGAACTGGCCGCATTGAAGGAGGTCGAATATGGCTTGCCTTGACAGCCTCGCCGGCGACACCTGCCAGGGCTGTGGTGCGCCGCTGCCAGATGATCGGAAATGGAATAAGATTTTTTGTTCCGTGGCTTGCCGCAACCGGCACAAAAAGGCGCGGCTGACAGCCCTGCGCATCGCGGCAAACTCGGGGTTCTTCTGCGCGGGGTGTGGCGATCCAATCGACCCGGCGCGAACGGCAAGGACGAAATACTGCTCCAGCAGTTGTAGCCAGCGGGCCTATGACAGGCGGGATACCGAATTGTTGCTGAAGGCCAAGCAGGGGCGGAAGTGCCTGACGTGTGGAGCGCCCATCGCGCCGAAGGCCATCTCGACCAAGCTCTACTGCAACTATCGGTGCTGGCGCCTCAGGACCCGCCTTCGCTGCGACCCCATCGCCGCGGAGTGAGGCCCATAACCTGGGAAATTCCCACGTTAGGCCGAAAATGCCAGTGATCTCAGTAGGGCAAACCTTCCGACATCGAGGCCCAAGCGAAGCGCCGGTTGGCGGACGAGTATGACGCTGCGCAGGAGCGGGGGGAGGTTGGTCAACGCACGGGCCGCCCGAAAGACGTTCCCGAGCGGAACGACTTTTCTCCGCCAACTGCCGCCGACATCGGACTGACCCGCAAGGCTGTCCACGAGGTCCGGCAGGTCCGGGGCGCGGGCTCACTTGCATTTTGCGCAAGTGAGATGGGCGGGCGGAGCGAAACGACGATGGTGCGCGACACACCGCAGCGCTTGGCAATCTCATTGTCCGACCACTGCGACCACTCGGCATCGTCCAGCAGCCGCAGCACCGTCCGGCGCTTGTCCGCGTTCGTCCGGCGCATCTGGCGGTTTCCGCCAGATCACTTCGGCAGGTACCCCCGCTCCCGGAGCCAGGCGAGCGCAGCCTCGCGCAGCGCCGTCGCCCGGGATGGCTTCGGTTCCGGCTGGTCCGCGGCGAACTTGTCCAGCGCCGCGAGGTCGTCATCGTGGAGGCGGACATGGATGCCCATGCCGCGGCCGGTGGTGGCGGGGCGGCCCCTCTTTTTCGGGGTACCCGGAATTGACGTATCCATGAATTAGGGGTACCACAAATGCGTCGGGCCACCAAGGCGGTGCAACGCCGAGGCAGCCCTAACCCTCGAAGATGGTTTCTGCATCATGAAGGCTACCCCTGTGCATACCACGGGCGGGGCAACGGCTGAAGCTGTGCCCGCCGCTCCCGCCACCCTGCTCGACATCGATGATTCGCTCGGGCGCCTGGACGACCTCGCCGAGACCATCCACATGATGGCCTTCGCCTGTGAGAAGAACCAGGAGAGCGCCTTCCAAGCTATCGCGGGCATCATGCAGGACATCCTCACCCGCGCGCATCGGATGCTGGACGAGATCCACACCCGCGGTGACGAGGAGGCGGCCGATGCCTGACCGCCGCGCCCTCCTCATCGACTATATCGCCTGGCTCGACATGGAGCAGCGGCTGGCGGCCGTGGGCGAACCACGGTCTTCAAGCCCGATGAACGGGGCCATCTTCGAGAGGTGCGGCGGGTGA